TTAACACAAGGTGTAGGACAAATTACAGGTGAAGCTGAGCCAGCAGACATGATGGGCGCAGACGATGCTGCAATGCCAATGGATGATGCAGAAGCAGATATGGAAATGCCAACAGATGGCGACATAAACATGGATGACTTTGAAGCAGATGCAGGATCAGCAGGCGGTGACGAAGAAGCTGGACGTGAAAAGCGTGAGTCACGCATAAACAAAAAACGAGCAATGCTTGAGCAGTCTCGTCGTTTAGGCGCTATCCTTTCAAAAAAAAAGTAAATGAAGATTCGAATTTAGATGCATTAGTGCAACTACTCAAGCACCTTGACGAAAGAGGCTTAAACAAAATATCATACGAACAGTTAGACAAACTAATGGGTAATATGGATGCAACAACTTATACCTATAGTAGTTTTGATGCTGCCTTTAAATCAAATCCTGCACTTAAAAACATAGTAGACAATTATAATGGGAAAGAGATTGTTTTAATTAAAGACAAAGAAGTTGCTGCAAAAGCCAAAGGCAAAAGTGATGTCAAAAAGATGGCAAAACGTGCAACAGATTTAAAAGACTTAAATTAGTTGACAACTTAACTTTATTGTGTTACAATATAAATTAACTGATAGGAGTTTATATGACCAGTCGTACCGATGAAGAAATAATAATTGAAATAAAAAGTTTAATTGAAAGCCATGTTAAGCCTGCTGTAGCAGGACATGACGGCAATATAGAATTTGTAGAATATACTAATGGCCATTTGCTTTTAGAACTACAAGGTGCTTGTAGCGGATGTGCTGGCAGCACAATGACACTCAAGATGGGTGTTGAAAACATGCTAAAACATTTTGTACCAGAAGTTGAAACTGTAGAAGCACAAAATGGATTTAGTGATGTAGATCCATTTTACTCAGATCCTTTTGCGTTTGACGATTTTTATATGGAAGAGGTTGACGATGAGTCTAATAATTAATCGATATGATTATCAACCTATAAAACGTAAGCAGATAGAAGGCAAACGCAAGTACATGACACCTGACGGTGGCGCTGTAGCAAGTGTTACAACTATCCTTGATGCTACAAGCGACAAGTCAGGTCTAATGGCATGGCGTAAACGTGTAGGCGAAAAGAAAGCACAAGAAGTTGTTACTGAGGCCGCAGGTGTTGGCACACGGATGCACAAGTATCTTGAAGACTATGTGGAGTTTGGTGAATGGCCAACTCCAGGCGGCAATCCGTTTGCTAAAAAAGCACACGCAATGGCAACACAGATTCGTGACAACGCAATGGTTGATGTAGATGAGATTTGGGGCAGTGAAGTTGCTCTTTATGTTCCACAGATGTATGCAGGTACAACTGACTTGGTAGGACAATACAAAGGTCAGCCATGTATAATGGATTTTAAGCAAACTAACAAACCTAAGAAATTAGAGTATGTACAAAACTATTTCTTACAACTTGTAGCATATGCAGAAGCACACAATGAAGTATATGGTACAAACATAAGAGAAGGACATATCTTTATGTGTAGTCGCGGAGATGACGGAATGTTGTTAGGCGGTGAAACATATCAGCAATTTGATGTATGGCCACATGAATATGACGAGTGGCGCAACGAATGGTACAATAGAGTGTATACCTATTACGAGAAGTTCGCATAAATACATAATAAAAGCGTAGGAGATATCAGTGGCTGTTGTACAAATATCACGAATACAAGTCCGTAGAGGTAATGAAAATACTGAAACAGGAGTTCCGCAACTCAGTGGCGGAGAGCTTGCATGGGCATTAGACACACAAAGTTTATATATTGGTAACGGAAGTGTTGCCGAAGGAGCGCCAGGTGTCGGTAATACAAAAATACTTACTGAAGCAGATGACTTATTTGGATTAGCTACTTCTTATCAATACGCTAAATTAAAGAGTTATATTGCTACAGGTAGTGATATAGATAGACCAGTAAAGCGATCATTACAAAATAGATTAGATGACTTTGTAAATGTTAAAGCGTTTGGTGCGTTAGGAGACGGAACCACAGACGACACTGTAAGTATTCAACGAGCAATAGATCAATTATTTCTAAACTCAGCAGACATAACTGAAACATCAAGAGTAACATTACTGATTCCTCCAGGAGTTTATAGATTAACTTCGACTATATTCCTTCCACCATTTACAACTATTGTAGGTGCAGGTAAAGAAAAAACTGTAATCAAACAAACAGCAAATACTACAGCATTTACTACTATTGATAGTAGCCTTAATTTGTCAAAAGTATCGAGAGATGATGAACAATTTACCTTTCCTTCAACTCAAAGCAATCAAATTGTTTTAGACGGAATGACAATTGATAACGAGTTAAAATCAACTGCACTAAGTCTTAGAAGTTGTAAAGACAGTGTATTCAAAAATTTAGAACTTAAAGGATCTTGGGATGAAAATGACGGAGATATACTTAACTTTTATGGTATAAGTATGCAGCAAAAAAGTCAAAATACAACAACTGATAATAATTTATTTGATAATATTACATTTAGTGGATATAGTAGATTAGTAAATTCTAACGATGACGTCAAGGACAACAGATTTAATAACTGTATATTCCATAACGCTGTGTATGGTGTTGTGTTTGGTGAAACACCAAGAGGTGTTCCGGGTAGTAGTTTAGGTCCACAGAACAATTCAATAAAAAATAGTTTATTTAGAGAAATTGAAAAACAAGCATTATGGGTAGCATTAGGCACAAGCAATATTAGCTCAGGTAATAGCTTTCAGCAAAAAATAGGTTACAACGGCGGCGATGCATCGTCTGTATCAAAGACAAGTATAATAGCATTTGATAACGAAGGTAACGACAGTGTTAACGACACTTTCTTAAGATCAAAAGAATTAGGAACAGAATTACTTTATGTGTCTGCTCCGTATGTACCTGAAATATCAGGAAGCACTATATCACAAATTGCAGGCACACAAAAGGTTCCATTGGGTAATACTGGAGGAACTTTCTTAGATTGTTTTAGACTGCCAGGTGGCGCTGACTCTGCATTTGAAGTAGATTATGTATTTTCATCAAACGATCTAAGTAAATTTACTCGCTCAGGAACGTTAAAACTTGTACTAAACAAAAATGATTTAAACAGTGGCAATACTGTAAAATTTGTTGACGAATATGATTACTCAGGACCAACGGGTTCGGGCGGCTTTGAAGAGAGCATTGTCTTTCAAGCACGTTACGATGACAGTTTGGCAACAATTTTTGTGGAATATTTCTCATCTTTACTTGACACAGCACAAAATTTAGTGTATAAAGTAAGAGTAATATCTTAAAACAAACACGGAAACATGTTCAACAAAAAATTTGAAGAAAGACTGTTAGAATGGTCTACGTTTCGAGACTCTCTCGAAACCACTGACAGTCCGATAGAAAAAACAATTGAGTTCTTTAAACTTGCGCCAATAGGCAGCTTGGCAGCTGATCCTTATGACCAAGAAAGTTGGCCTGATCCTTGGCAACTAATCCAAGAAAATATCTATTGTGAGTTTGTTAAAATCCTTGCAATTTGTTACACTTTGCAATTATGCGATCGGTTTACTGGGTGTGATTTTAAGCTATATATAGCACAAGACAGTAAACGAAAATACTACTTGTTAGAAATAAACAATCAAATTATAGGGTATGACAATGACAAATTAGTAGATAGTAGTGTACTAAAAACTTTAAATATCGAATCAAAATACGTCATGCCCCACATTAACTAAATATCTTTTTAGACAGAAACAGGAGAGAATTAAGATGGCAAACCGAACACAAATTGTCAAGAGCAACGGTAACAAAGAAGAACTTAATATAGATAAAATTCATTTTGTAGTTGAGGAGGCATGTAAAGGTTTAGCCGGAGTCAGTAGTAGTCAAATCGAAATGAATGCAAATTTGCAATTTTACGATGGAATGACAACACATGAGATTCAAGAAATTCTTATTCGTAGCGCAAATGATCTTATCTCATTAGAAGCACCTAACTATCAATATGCGGCAGCAAGATTGTTATCATATAGTGTAAACAAACAAGTGTTCGGGCGTTATGAAGCAAGTACGTTTGGTGATATGATACAGAAAAATATTGATCGCGGGTTGTATGACACATCAATATTTGATCTTTACAATGCAGAAGAAATTGAACGCATGGATAGTTACATTCATCACAAGCGTGACGAAAACTTTACCTATGCAGGCTTGCGTCAAGTAGTTGACAAGTATCTTGTACAGGATCGTTCTACTGGTGAAATTTTTGAGACTCCTCAGTTCATGTATATGATGATTGCGGCAACATTGTTTGCTAATTATCCCAAAGAAGAAAGAATGCACTATGTAAGGAGATACTACGATGCTACATCACTTTTCAAAATCAATATCCCAACCCCAGTCATGGCGGGGGTGCGCACTCCGGTCAGACAGTTTGCCTCCTGTGTCCTCGTTGATTCGGATGACACGCTTGATTCCATTTTTGCCAGTGATATGTCTATTGGACGTTACACAGCGCAGAGAGCTGGCATCGGCATTAACGCAGGGCGCATCAGAGGAGTTAATTCAAAAATTCGAGGAGGCGAAGTTGCGCACACAGGAATCGTCCCATTCCTAAAGAAGTTTGAATCAACAGTACGTTGTTGTACACAAAATGGTGTACGTGGCGGTAGTGCTACTACACACTTCCCGTTTTGGCACCAAGAGATTGAAGACATCCTTGTTTTGAAGAACAACAAAGGCACAGAGGACAATAGAGTACGTAAGTTAGATTATTCAATTCAGCTTAACAAAACTATGTATGAAAGATTGTTGACTGGTGGCGATATAACTCTTTTCTCGCCACACGATGTACCGGGCTTGTACGAAGCATACTTTGGCGATGCAGACAAGTTTAAAGAACTTTACGAAAAGTACGAACGTGCTACAAGTATTAAAAAGACTAAAGTTGACGCAATGGATTTGTTTTCTGCGTTGATCAAAGAACGTGCAGAGACAGGACGTATTTACATTATGAACGTTGATCACTGTAACACACATAGTTCATTCAAAGACACAGTTTATATGAGTAATCTATGCCAAGAGATTACACTACCAACAAAGCCGTTAGAACACATCGACGATGAAGAAGGCGAAATTGCATTGTGTATTTTAAGTGCTATTAATGTAGGTATCATTAAAACATTAGATGACTTAGAAGAATTATGTGAATTAGCAGTAAGGGCACTAGAAGAAATTATTGACTATCAAAACTATCCAATCAAGGCAGCTGAGATTTCAACAAAAGCAAGACGTTCATTAGGTGTAGGCTACATTGGTCTTGCACATTACCTTGCTAAAAATAAAGTACAATATAGTGATGCAACAGCCTGGACACTAGTACATGATTTATCAGAAGCATTTCAGTATTATTTGCTCAAAGCTAGTAACAAATTAGCACAGGAGAGAGGTGCTTGCGACTACTTTGACCGTACTAAATACTCAGACGGCATTCTACCTATTGATACATACAAGGCAGATGTTGATACTATTGTGGAGAACAAGTTAAACTATGATTGGGAGTCTTTACGAAGCGACATCAAGGAACACGGACTTAGGCACAGCACATTGTCCGCACAAATGCCTTCGGAGAGCAGTTCCGTTGTGTCGAACGCAACAAACGGAATCGAACCACCTAGAGGTTACTTGTCCGTTAAGAAAAGCAAAAAAGGGCCTCTTAAGCAAATTGTTCCACAGTATCAGTCTTTAAAACAATACTATACATTATTATGGGATATGCCAAGCAACGAAGGCTATATCAATGTAGTAGCAGTAATGCAGAAGTTCTTCGACCAAGCTATTAGCGGCAATTGGAGTTACAACCCGACACAATACCCAGACAACGAAGTACCTATGAGTGTAATGATACAAGACTTGTTGAACACTTACAAGTACGGCTGGAAAACATCGTACTATCAAAACACTTATGATTACAAAACAGATCCAAGTGAATTGATTGACGAGCCAGCACACTCAGTAGGCTGGCACGATAACCAACCAGAAGTACAGCCGCATACTTTGGCAATAGAAGACGACGAAGAATGTGAAGCGTGTGCAATTTAACGGTTGACTTTACAAATAGGATAATATATAATACTAAAACAGACAGATAGGAAAGCAAGATGGCAAAAACTGTATTCAATAAAGATAAGGTGGACTTCACCAAACAAAACATGTTCTTCGGAGCAGATCAAAACACACAGCGTTATGATGTGTTTAAGTTTCCGGTGTTTGATAAATTAAATCAAACTATGCTAGGATACTTTTGGCGCCCAGAAGAAGTAAGTCTACAAAAAGACAGAGCCGACTTTGCTAACTTCCGTCCAGAGCAGAAACATATCTTTACAGCAAACTTAAAGTATCAGACACTGCTCGATAGTGTCCAAGGACGTGGGCCATGTCTAGCATTTTTGCCGCATGTTTCACTCCCGGAACTAGAAGGATGTATTGTTACTTGGGACTTCTTTGAAACAATCCACTCACGTAGTTATACACACATTATGAAGAACGTGTATGCTGACCCTGCAGAAGTGTTTGATACAATTTTAGATGACGAAAAGATTATTGCAAGAGCTACAAGTGTTACTAAGCATTATGATGCATTTAATGATGCTGTTGACGCTTATCAACATCGTGGCGAAGGCAACATGCGTGATGTTAAGAAGAAACTGTATCTTGCTATGCAAACTGTAAACATTCTAGAAGGCTTACGTTTCTATGTAAGTTTTGCATGTACGTTTGGCTTCGGCGAACTAAAGCTAATGGAAGGGTCTGCAAAGATTATTTCATTAATTGCTCGTGACGAAGCACAACACCTAGCACTAAGCACACACATATTGAAGTTGTGGGCACAAGGCAAAGACGATCCAGAGATGGCTGAAGTAGCTAAAGAGTGCCAAGAAGAAGTATATGACTTATGGCGTGAATGTGTTGCAGAAGAAAAAGATTGGGCAGAGTATCTGTTCAAAGACGGATCAATGATTGGTCTAAACACAACACTGTTGAATCAATATGTTGAATACATTGCTAATCGCAGACTAAAGGCGTTAGGTATGCAAGCAATATTTGATCAACCAGTAAACACTAACCCGCTACCATGGACACAGCATTGGTTAAGTAGCTCAGGGCTACAAGTTGCTCCACAAGAAACAGAAGTTGAGTCTTATGTTATTGGCGGCATCAAGCAAGATGTAGACAAGAACGCACTAAAAGGATTTAGTTTATAACATGGAATTATTATTAACAGTTGTTATTTGGGGTGCATTTGTATATGGAATATATAAATGGGCAGAGTCTAAAGGACGTAACGCAACAGCGTGGGCTATTGCTGGCGCATTGATTAGTCCTTTAATTGTAGGTATTGTTCTACTGTTTGTGCCAAAGACAATAGAAAAACAAGCAGAAGAAGCAAAACAACTTAAACAACTAATGGAGGACTAAATGATAGTCATTTGGGGTAAGCCAGCATGTCCATATTGCGATCGAGCAAAACAAGTTTGTGAACAACGTGGATATGAATTTGAATACAAACAACTGGGTACAGACTTTGATAGAGATCAAGTGTTAGAAGCATTTCCAAATGCAAGAACATTCCCTCAAATCGTAGTAGGCGGCAATACTGTTGGCGGCTATGATCAATTTGTAAAATACATTGAAGATACTAACTATAATGGAACAGGACATTCGCTATGATGATTCAAAAAAACTACAAGAAAGCAGATGCAATTACACTCAAAACTATTAGTGGTGAGGAAATTGTAGCACGATTTGTAGAAGATGATAACTTTACTATGACTATTGAGAAACCAATGGCAGTAATGATGACACAGAATGGTCCAGGACTTGGTCCTTGGACAGTAACAACACATCCTGATATAAAACTTCAAATAAATAAAAGTGCAGTTATTTTTACAGCTAAGACTGATAACGAAATGGCTAAACAATACATTGAAGTAACTTCAGGTATCAAGATGGTGTAACAAGGAGTCGCAATGGCCACACTTAATATTGCACGTAAATCAGGCAGCGGAGACGTTGTTAATACAGTCCATGTAAGTGTAGGCGATGCTGATTCTGATGACGGCATTGCTTGTGATGCAGCCCCACAGAACATAAACACAGATGAAGGCAGTACTACTGTCTTTGCTGAGTTCCACGGTGTTGTAAGACAAGGCGATAAAGTACAAGCACATACCATTCCTGGTTGTAGTACACATGCTCCCGGCCTTGCAACATACAGCGGCAACGTATATGTTGAAAACAAAAAAGTAGGACGTGAAGGCGATACTTATGGTTGTGGTGCTAAAATAACTTCAGTAGGTCAAGGCACCGTTTGGGCAAATAAAGGTTGACAACATCTAATTCCTATGCTATAATACGTTATAAATTAGGCAATTAGAAAGGCAAACTATGAAAAATAAAGTAATACTTACAGACTGTGATGGCGTTATCCTTGACTGGCTATATGCTTTTGATCAATGGATGGCACGACACGGATACACTGTTGTCGAAGAAGGACAATATCAAATGGAGCTCAAGTACGGTTTAGAACGTGCAGAAGCCAAGCGTTTGGTAAGAATGTTCAACGAAAGTGCAGCCATTAGAAAACTTCCGCCGTTGCGTGATGCAATCAAGTATGTAAGAAAATTACATGAAGAGCATGGGTATATTTTCCATGCCATAACAAGCCTTAGTAAAGACCAATATGCGTGTCATCTACGTACAAAAAACTTGCGTGAGCTGTTCGGCGACACAGCATTTGAGAAGTATGTATACTTAGATACAGGTGCAGACAAAGATGATGAACTAATCAAATATGACGGTACCGAATGTTGGTGGATAGAAGATAAACCCGAAAACGCCGAGTGCGGTGTTAAGTTTGGTTTAAATTCTTTATTAATTGACCATGACTTCAACCAATACTATACAGGAGATATTCCTCGTGTAAAGAATTGGAAACAAATTTATAATATTATTACAGGAGATACAGATGAATAATACAATACATGAAGAAATCGTACAAGCATTTAATAACTATCTTGCGGAAGCAGAGACATTTGATGAAAAAGGTGTCAAGGCTGCGGCAGCAAGAGCTCGTAAAGCATTGGGCGATTTAGGCAAACTTACAAAAGAACGCCGTAAAGAAATCCAAGACAAAAAGAACGATATGTGATGAGCGGACAGCGGCGCTGGCTTAAACTATGGGCTCGCACTGTTGGTATGCCTGTCGGCATCGACGACAACGATAAGCCAGAGTTCCTTCCTATTACACAATCAGATGTAAAGAAGGCTCTGGCTTTTCGCACCTTTTGGATTGTGTTACATGTTATAACATGTAGTATGATCATCATAGGTAATGGTAGAACTTTAAACTTTTGGTAAGGAGATAACCTAATGATGTGGGTAGATTATAATATTGATAGTCTTCCAGGAGGCAAAGGCTTTAAAGTCAAAGGCGACTGGGAAGGTGAAGTAATGGGCGTAGGTCCAAACGGCACACAAAAAGACAATTGGTTATACAAGCCGGGCGATGTTTTTATTGTAAATGAAAATGGCTGGTTAATTAAGACTGATGAAGTTAATGCGTTACTTCTAAAACATCAATCCAAAAACACCGACAGTTAGCGCCAACATTCTATTATTGTGTAAATACAATATGACGCACAAAGAAGCATACAGATTGTTTTGGATGGTAAAAGGACACATTGCAGAAAGCGATGCTACTGCGTTACAATCAGCAAATGGATACTTTAAAAGACTATGGGTCGACGGATGCAATGGGGCTCCGTTATATGATTATGAAGAAGGTTTTGAACAAGCATATAATAGGAGATTCCACAATGGAACCAAAAGGAATAGCGTCACTAAGTGACGAAGATTTACAGTGCCTTGAAAAAATAATTGCAGCAAAGTTTACAGAAGCATGTGACTATGCAAAAACATTTGACACAAAAAACAGATGGCATTCAAATATCAAATCAAATCAGTTACTTAGAATAATGAATGCAGTTCGATCTACAAAAACTTCTAAAAGAATAAAAGAACAACG